ATTTACTTTACCTTGAAGTATCATCTTCATAGTTTCGAATGGTTTAAAAACTGCACCCGAATTTGTATTGTCATATTCTGCCATGCTTCTGGCTCCTTTTGTTAAGATTGGTGAGGGGTTCTTGGGAAACCTGCCCCTCGATCAGGTTGAGATAACGCAATGCGAGTTCCCAAGAATTAGTAATCATCCTCATCGTTGCTTTTAGTTGTATACTTATTGCCATCCATCTTGCCAAGGAAGACATCAGCATCACAACCAATATGTGAGATTGCTTTTGTTAGTCCATCAGTAATAGCCATCTTCGGTGCATCTTCAGCAGTCCGACCATTGGTGGCATTAAAGAACTTTCGGCAGCCAGTGAACGGACCAAACCTATGGTGGTTATCTGTATGCCATACAGTAACATGAGCCATTACAGCACTGTCACCATTACTAAAGTGAACAACCTCAGTAACATTATCCCATCCCCAGCCACAACCAACTGGCCCAAACTGTTCAGTCATCTTCATAACTTGATACTGTGGATCAATAGCTGAAAAAGATCTGGAACCAAATGATACTGGCTTTAGATACTTTGGATCAGTCGGGGCAAGCTTGTCCCATATTTTCATATTACTCATCTTTCTTACTCCTCTTTGAAATTCTGAGTGAACCGCGTTTATCGCGTCTGATTGTTAGGTAATCACAAAACACTTCACGTTCATTACTACCTACCATATTCTTGAGATCTTTCTTGGCGTTCTCAAATACTTTGTTTTGCTCAAGGCCATTGATGTATGTGATCGATGCATCAACAAATGCATTGTCCATACTGGCGTCTCGAACAACCATGTTATCAACAGGTATGTGATTGATACTGATATCTTCTGGCGTATCTATACCAACAGGTTCTTTGTCATTGATAACGTGCCACCAAAAGTCATTGATAAAGACCATCATCTTATTAAAGTAATCTATATCTCTATGAACAAATGAACTTTGCCACTTACTGTTACCAAATATTACAGACAAATGACATCCTACTGCACCAGATATGTGACAGTATAATTGTATCTGTGGCATGTATCGTTCGATCATATCATTCATATCATTAAATGGATTAGTATGTTTGGCTTCAATAATAGATGGTAAAGCATCTTTACTTGCAACTATACCATCAACAGTACCTACTAATGGTACAACACCAACAGTCTTTTTAAATTGTTTTTGCTGACTAGTTAATGGAACAAAACATCCAGTAGATTTCTCAAACCATTTGATATTGAAATTTTCTGTATGAGATCCAAGCTGCACAGCTATGTTGTCAGACAGATTTTCTGATTCTGCTCTGCCAGTTTTCACCAACCATAAATCGTACCACTTGAATTGCATGATGGTAGTTGCATCACTGCCACCAATAAACCCTTGTCTTTGCATAGTAAATCCTCCTAAGTTTACTTATCATTATCTGTTTATAGGTGCAAGGTATTTCTCAAAATCTTTATCAGATAATAAACCAGTTGATATAAGTTGTTGTCGATATGGTGAGTCGGGATTCAATAGGTAATCAGGAATTTCCTCACCATCAATAATTCTATTTATTATTATCATTGAGCTTCGATCATTTGTCGTGGTCGATGTTACCTTCGGAACTGTAATAGCTCTGGAGTATTCGTTCACTGCTTCCTTGGTTGCTGTTATGAAAGTCTTGATAGTCGGCCACGTCCGTCCGCTCTGTATGGCGCGAACGTGACCGTCTATCTTTCCCAAGGTTTGATCGAAGTCCACATCTTCAAACTGTGATGGGATATTTTTATTGATGTCTTTGACAATCAAATCCATTTCTTCACGCAGTGTTTCATCATCCATCGTTGCAGGTGGAGAATATCTTTTAAGTATCTTGACTAACCACGAGCCAACTTTGCGTGTGCGTTCTTCGTATTTCATTTCTTATCCTCGATTGCTTCTGGTTTCCATTGAAGAATATTTTTAAGACGATCTGTATTTGTACCTTCTTTCGGAGCAACGTCTTCGATCTCATCATCCCACCGTTCACCATTCAGCCATGTGGTAGGGTGAGGGATGAATTGTTTTTCTTTATCTTCCATAACTTTAATAAACTTATGAAGAGCAACCAGTATTACAGAAGCCTCTTCTTTCTCACAAGCTTTCTTAAATGCCAAGCGAGCATGACCTTTGCTAACTTTTCTTGGGTACAATTCCCAGAACTCATCAAAGGGTAGTGTCTCTGAGACACCCGAAGGATGTATATAATCTACTATATCTATAACCTTATTACCTTTGTGTGTCTGTGTGACACTAGTCTTCTTCATTTCAGTCTCCTTTACTATTGAGAATTGATACAGTGATGACCTTCCCTTGCCGCCACTGTGCCTGATTATGATTTTATTTTCTACCAACCAGTTAATAGATCGAATGACAGATGACCTGCTCATGCAGGACAGCTTAGTCATCCGCTCGATGCTTGGGTAACAGACACCGTATGAGTCTGTATGATCAGCTAAGATCAGTAAAATTATTTTGATGTGAGCATTTGGTACTTGCCAAGACATAACTTCATCAAGTAGAATACCATTATAACTCATGTGGTTTTTGCATAGTTATACTCCTCCTGTAATCTTTGCTGGTTACATATCGACACTGACCCCTAGGCTATCACACCTAGGGGTTTTTTTCAAAAAGATAATTCTTGTTGATCCTTACCCATCCAGTATTCTTTGATGCGTTTACCTGAATCTGTTGTGACCCACTGGCTTTCGATTGGGAATCCAGTTTCTTTTATATCACAGATTCTTCTTGGCAAAGACCAGCACCCAAACTTATCGAGCGCTACCATACCACTGATGGTATTACCTTCTTCAAGAAACTTCTTGATCATCTGACTTTGATTTGCGAACTCTTGCATTACTCTCTCCTAATAGTTGTGCAAACAATTCATCAGGTATGATGACTATCGTTTGCGGTTTGCCACTGCGCCTTTTGTAGAACGCAATGTCTCTGTTATCCAAGACCGTGAATGGACTTGGAAATCCTGACTTGTCTCTGTATTTAACTTCACCTACCAGATGTCGTCCGTCCAGTGTGAGGTGGATATCTCCTGACCATTCTCCTCCAAGCGATCCTGAGAGGGGGACTCTCTTTGCTTGGATGCCTTGGTCGTTGAGCCACTGGGTAATTTTTCTTTCATGGTAACTGCCTTTCGACTTATTTTTGTTTGCCATCTGTCATCCTCATAACAACTTATACATATGGTATGGTAAGTTGCTTTCTTTATTGACGCTAAAATTTGTACAAAATATTCTACTCTGTTACCACACGCATCACATTCATGGTGAGTTTTATTCAGAATCTTTCGAGCGGATTTCGATCTTACAGCCAAGTGCATCTAACCAGCACGTTAACATGAAACCAGATGGCACACGTTTGTACTGCTCCCATTTATGAATCAAAGACGAAGCGCAACCCACAAGATCAGCTAACTTTTCCTGTGAATAACCAAGTTCATTTCTTCTATGCACTAACTGATCGATAAGATCTGCGTAACTATCTGTTACTTTTATCTCAGTTACATAGTGAGAGAACGTTGTCATAACACACGCTTGTCTCTTCGTTTACATTTACCAGTTCTAATTATCTCAATCATGTTAGCTATCTTGATTGACGTATCGTAAGATAGTTGAGTATCACCCTTAACTGTTCGGTAATATGTTGAGCTAGGGATACCTGCTTTATGAAATATTTTCTTGAGAGGTATCTCTAGCCCACTGCTCAACGCTTGTAGCTGTTCAAAATAATTGATTAACATACTGCATTTATGCAACAGTGCCTTTTATTTTGTCAACCTGTTGGATCAATATCTATTGGTATAGAATTATGATCAGAGAATAAACTGTATTCAATACAAGTATTGTTATCTAAATATAATATTATATCAGTTACCCAATACTCTTCATTGGTTGGTGAATCTTCAGCTTCAGTTACACGCCTTTGGATTTTAATCCTTTCGACATTATGCATTTGACTTGTTTGAATATTTTTAGACATCGTATTCATCCTCCATTAACGCCATGACTTCACCACTACCATCACAGTTATCACAGTCTGCGCGGTACTCTTCCAGTTCACCAATGTCACTTGCGCTCCATCGTTTTACTGGACGTTCATAATAATTGTGACCATCACCATCACATTCAGGACAAGTAATAAACTCATCCGTTACCATAGTATCTTTTACTCTACCCATTAATCCATCCTCGTTGAAAAATGTGTTTTGCCAGTAGGTATTCCCATCACAGAATAGGGATAGAAATATACCTTACCTTCACGAGTATCCCATGTCATGTAGGGATACATTGGTTCATCTTCTGGGTATCGATAGACACCTTCGGCATCGATCTCACCACCCATTGGTCTGTCTTTGATAGGCATACCTGCTCTTTGAGCATAGCATTTATCAAGATGATCCAACAAAGTTTCTTCACTACCCATTGTGTAATGTAGATTCCATTGCATAACCCAGAGTGGAACGTATCCACCCCAAGCCATCATATCATCGGTAGTCATATCGTACCGCTTTTTATCATAAGTTATTTGCATAATTGCACTCCTCACTTTCTTTTCCTATGCTCTCTCCAAGCTAGGTCTTTATCAATATCACTTAACACTTTTCGTAAGTGTGGATATTTCTTTAAAACGATTTCAATTATTTCAAGAGTCATGTACTCCGCAGAATGCAAAGCGCACATGATTTCTCTTTCATCACCATAATGTATGGTTCGATCGTTCATTACTTTCTCTTCTTCACGGAGAAAATATTCATTAGCCGCTTGTTTGATTGCAGTGTACATAACTCTTTCCTTTAATAAGGGATTTCATCACGACAGGTAAACCTTTCGCTGTCTATGAATGCTTTATCCCAAGATTCTTTTGCTCTACGTTTGAACTTATCACTGTCAAACCTAGGATTCTTTGAGGCAATTCGCACCGCCTCAGTTAAAGCGTCTAGCTGATACACATCACATAGTGGTGCAATCTCTTTGGCTATAAACTCAAAGTGTTGTCTACTTAATTTCATTTTTAGATACTCCCATTAACTCATGAACATCTACTGGCGAACCATGTTCTTCAAGATGATCGACAAGACTGCTTAATGAATCGCGCAAGTCCATCATCCCTTCGATCAATTCCATAGCATTTGTTTTAGTCAAAGGCATTGGAATCATAGATGTAAGATAGTCACCTTTACCTTTTGGTGACTCACCATCGACCTTAAGTTTCTTAACTTTTAGGTCAAAGATTTCTGCAGCAACATCATTCAACTTCCAAAGTTGTTTGACTGTTGCAGGTTGTTTGTCTCTGTCATACATAGCTATCCTCCTAGTCTATGGTTGAAGTTATGGTTATATTGTATCGAACCCAATCACCTACGATGTCTTCGATTTCACCAGTGTAATCATTGATATCAAAGCCTTCTTTAAGACTGATGTTTAGTAATGAATCAATCTCAGACTCTTTGAAACCATCAAGTTTAGCATCAATCATCTTTTCAATTTGGGGTTTCATGATCTCGAATAAAGCTACCGCTATTCGTGATTCTCTTGCTGATAGAATATCAGTTTCTTGGTCTTGCATATTGTTACTCCTCTTATAAAACAATTTATACAATTCATTGGAAAGAAAGTCAAATTCATTTACAACTTTCTCATTAGGTTTTTGACACACACACTCAAACCCCACCCCCACTCGAGGTCGGGCGGTGAAACTTGGTGCATGTATCAAATGGTTAGCTAGTTTAGACACTAGCTTTCAAGCGAGCGAAGCGAGCGTCGAAATTTTTGAGGGGCTGATTTCTCAACCCCTCTAACTTTCTTTCTGCTTCTTGTGTTATGAAGCTATCGCATCCATTTCTGCTAGAGTTGCCGCAATCTTTTCGGGAATCTCTGCGTCTGGTTTATCGGATATAGTGGTGTAAGCCATGCCGAAATGTTTCTTGTAAGCTTTCTGCATCTTTGCAAGTTCTGATTCCATAACTCGCAAACCGAAAGCTTCCGCTTTCCATTTTGCGGCGCTTGCCTCAAGATTAGTAGTTGAGATCTCATCGCCTGTGTACTGTTTGCGATATAGGTTAGCCCAGTACTTAGCTTTAGACTCTCGGTCTGCTTGTCTCGGAATCCAGAATTCAAGATCTTCGATCTCTCTCTGTAGCTTCCTGCGACAATGATATTCTAGGCTGTCAAGATGTCTCCAGCCGTCTCTGTCTCCAGTAAGATTATCTGTGCTAAAATATAACTCTGTTGGGTTAGTGTAAGTTTCAACGATATGTTTAAAAAGATTTGTCATAATTTTATACTCCATGTTTAATTACTATCTTTCTTTAAATTTGTCCGACCCGAAGTGAGGGGCTGGACAACAACGACAGGGACTATCCATGGTTCGTAGGTCAATACGCAACTACGTCCGTATTTACCTAGGGTTCTGGATAGGCCATGACGGTGGTGACCAGACGCGAGCTTCGTGTTGGTCATATTTCTTCTATCTCATATATCTACCGAGCTTTAGCGAGGCCTATCTAGAACGCTTTTGGGGTGAGCGATAGCGAGGGGGATTTGCACGATCAATCCCCCTTGGACAAGTGGTACTCACCGCAAGGCGGCAGAGACTCTGCGAGGCTCTGTCTTTGATGAGTGACGCGGTTTCCGCAAAAAAGAGAGTGGCAAGGCCACACAATAATCGCGGAAATGGCCCATAATGTGCGTTGACAAAGGTATATTTTGGCGTGGTATAGATGGGGGGAGAGAGGGAGAGGGGGGCAGTAAGGAGTAACAGATGAATACATTAGTAAACCGCAAACTAACGCCAAAACAGACAAGGCTAGTTGATACGCTTGTAGCCACTGGGTGTTCGATCAGACAAGCTGCAGCTGACGCTGGATACGCTCAGGGTGAATCTGGAAGAGTAAGTGCAAGCAAAACGATACGGCTCCCACATGTGCAGCAGTATATGATGTCGCGTATCCAAGATCAGTTAGGATTGAACGCTACGATGGCAGCATCGAAGGTGATGACGTTGGCTCAAGGTGCTAGATCAGAGCATGTACAGTTGGAAGCGGCCAAGGATATACTGGATCGAGCAGGGTTCAAGCCAATAGATAGAGCGCAGGTACAGGTAGCTGGAGATATTACAGTGAGCATAGACCTTGGCTGATGGGATACGGAGTGCTACCGCACACATTATGCTGAGTAGCTATATGCCCTTCGGGACATCACGCTACGTCAGATACAGTTCCTGCGTAAGTGCTACCTAGAAATTAATCACACTATGGGGGGCGGGTCAAAAACGTAACCATGAAAGTTGCAAGGGATCTACCACAAACATTTTTTTCTAAAAAGTACGATGCAAAAAATATTTTTATATGTTAAGGGTCGAATATGAGTTTACCTAGTCCAGATAAAGTACAAAGTTTATTGAAGAGAGTTGGCGTTAGTGGTGTTAACAAACCCAAGCGAACTCCTAGTCATCCTACGAAGAGTCACGTTGTTGTGGCTAAAGATGGTAATACAGTGAAGACAATTAGGTTTGGTCAACAAGGAGTGTCGGGTGCTGGAAAGAATCCTAAGTCTGCAAAGGACAAGGCAAGAAAGAGAAGTTATTACGCTAGGCATAACGCACAGGATAGTAATCCTAGTAAGTTAAGTGCTAGATATTGGTCGCATAAGGTGAAGTGGTAATGGCAGAAAGTGTATCTGATTTAAGAAAACAGGCTTCTACGTTAAGGAAGCGTATTAAGGTTATGGAAGATGCATCTGGTATTGGTGTTGCTGAACAAGCTGGTTCTGATAGCGATAGGTTTATTTATAAGGATAAAAGTCTTTTGAAGAAGGCTGTTGGTAAGACTATGAATACCCTCCTCGATGCAAGAGAAAATAAAATGATGAAGAATCCTATTTATAAAAAGCTAACAAGTGAGTTGGTTAGGGTTCAGGATTTAATATTTGAGAAGACTAAAAATGGCAGTTAATGCAGCAGGTAATTATACAAAGCCTAAGATGAGAAAGACTTTGTTTCAAAGAATTAAAGCAAGGGCTGTACAAGGTACGGCTGCTGGTCAGTGGTCTGCTCGAAAGGCACAGTTACTTGCCAAACAATATAAAGCGAAAGGCGGAGGTTATAGATAATGGCATCACTATTTAAAAGGAAAAAAATACCCCCAATGACAAAATCAGAATTTCTTGAGGCTGTAGAAAGAATTAGGCAAATGGATGATAAAATCCATCATGAAAGTAATTTAAAACAGACTAGAAAAATGCTTGATAAATTAAAAAAGGCTCTTGAGATAAAGTGAAGAAGTCTCAGAAATCTTTACTAAACTGGGGAAAGCAGAAGTGGCGCACCAAGTCTGGCAAAAAGTCTAGTGAGACAGGTGAACGGTACTTACCTAGCGCAGCTATTGCTTCTCTTAGTGATGCTGAATATGCAGCTACAACCAGAGCTAAACGAGAGGGTAAGGCAAAGGGTAAGCAGTTTGTGGCTCAACCGAAAAAGATTGCTAAGAAAGTAAAACCATATAGGAAAGGATAAAAAAATGCCTATGGGAAAAGGAACCTACGGTTCTCAAGTTGGAAGACCTAAGAAAAAGAAAAAGAGTTTGTTAACTAAGAAACAAAAGTCTTTGCCAAAGGATCTACAAAAGAAAATTATGGATTCTAAGTAATGCCTTGGATAATAGCAAATAGTAATGAGGCTTATGACGGTGATACTCATGAGCTTGCTGGAACTACTTACACAGGTGGAACAAGAACATCTGAGTCTCGAAGATTAGAGTGGGTAGATCTTGCCGTTAAACCTAAAAAGAAACGTGCAAGAAATAAAGACGGTACTTTAAAAGCTGATGATCCTTCTACGCCTGAAGTTAACGAGGCTTGGGAAGAGTGAGTTTTGTAAATACGTTAAAGCCTGAGGAGCTTACTATGCTTCGAGGGATAGTTAAGAAGGTACACTTTAAACACTTTGATGAAAAACACGGTGCTAGTTACGTTACGAATTACATGCTGGACAATGTTATTGATAATATTGGTCCTGATGTGGCAGAGTGTATGATCAAGGCTGGAGTAGATAAAGGTCTTAGATGACTGAGTTTAAGTATAAGCCTGATGGCGATGTGCTAAAGGCTTTTATGAAAGATGATACTTTCTTTCGTGGCATTCGAGGGCCAGTAGGTTCGGGTAAATCTGTTGGTTGTTGTGTTGAGGTTTTTCGTAGAGCCTTAATGCAAAAGAAAAACGATAAAGGTATTCGAAGAAGCCGATGGGCAATCATTCGTAATACAAACCCACAGCTTCGAACAACGACTATAAAGACTTGGCTTGATTGGTTTCCCGAAGAAACATGGGGAAAGTTTACTTGGTCAGTTCCTTATACCCATAACATTAAAAAGAATGACCTAGAGCTTGAGGTTATTTTCTTAGCATTAGACAGACCTGAAGATGTCAAAAAACTTTTATCACTTGAGTTAACTGGTGTCTGGGTTAACGAAGCTAGAGAAGTTCCGAAGTCTATCATCGATGCGTGTACTATGCGTGTTGGTCGATTCCCTTCTATGCGTGAAGGTGGGCCGAGTTGGTCAGGGGTAATATGTGATACTAATGCCCCTGAAGAAGATCACTGGTGGCCTATTATGTCAGGTGAAGTTCCTGTTCCTGATCATATTCCTAGAGAACAGGCCCGAATGTTAGTTAAGCCTGATAACTGGCAGTTCTTTACACAACCAAGTGGTATGCTTGAAGAAAAAGATGAAGATGGTTCTGTCACTGGATATAAGCCAAACAAAAAT